CCTTTCCGTCGTGTAAACTCGTTTTTTGAATATATTGGAAGTCAGGGAGGCGGCATTTATGGCCGGTCGCAATGCAAAACCCGTTGGGTTGCACGTGGCTGAGGGAAATCCTAACCGATTGACCAAAGCCGAAATACAAAAACGTAAAGATGCAGAGATTAAACTTGGAGGCGCGCGCCTTAAATGCCCGGACTATGTAAAAGCCGATCCTGTCGCGCTGAAAAAATGGCGCGAGCTGGTCCGTGAATATACAGCAGCCGCAGCAGCCGGGGTTGACCTGGTTAAATCATCAGACATCGGCATCCTGGCCAGGTACTGCAAAACCTTCAGTGAATATCAGGCGCTGCTTAACGCATATCAGCGCGTCGATAACATACATTATGACTGTGTCGAACTTGATGAGTTTCTTGATGACTTAGACGATGAAGGGAAATCCTTGTTCAGCTATAAGGTCAAAAAACAACTTCGGGATTTATTCGCTATAAGCGGAATACTGACAATTGAAACGGCTATAAATAAGAAAGGTGATATGCTGACAAAATTAGAAGATCGGCTATTTCTTAACCCGTTAGCTAAGGTGAAAAACGTCCCCAAGAAAGAAACAGACAAAAAGCCGGTAAGTAAGTTTGCAAAATTTGGGACTGGTGCTCATGCGTGATCGCGCCACTGCCCACGCTGAAGCTGTTGTTAGCGGAACCATTGATCGCCCTGTTGGCAAGACTGAAATCCTTTGTTGTCAGCGTCACCTTCGGGACCTTGAGCGACAGGGAACACCAGACTTCCCCTATATATGGGACCCTGGGAAAGCGCAGATATTAATTGACCTTGCAGAATCATTAATCCTGGCAGAGGGGGAGAATCCGCGCCCTCTACGTTGCAAGAGTTTTCAGGATTTTATTTTTGGATCGTGGAATGGATGGCTAACATTTGATGAATTCTACAGGCGATTCAGGACATCATACTTTCAAGTTGCCAGACAAAATGGGAAATCACTGGGTAATGCTGTGCCGTCGCTTTATTACGGCAACTTTGACGGCTATCAATATCCGCAGGTCTACGCAACAGCGACAAAAGAAGCCCAGGCTAAGATCGTGCTTAAAGAGTGTATTAAATTTATCGATGCGGACCCGGAACTGTGCGGCACGAAATACGAAAACGGATTATTCACCGTCAAGGAATATATAAGCACGGTCCTTTGTAACAATACCCACGGGGAGATCCGGGCGCTGGGCCGTGATACGAAATCAATCGACGGCTTCCGGCCATACTTTGGATCGGTGGATGAATACCATCTTCATAAGGATTCGCAGATGTATAAGCTCCTGGTTGATGGCACGAAGAAGCTGAAGCAGTGCCTCATATCGGTTATCACGACATCCGGCTTCAACCTGACCGGGCCATGTTATGAATTATATAATTATTGCAAGGCAATCCTAGCCGGCCTGGTTGAAGATGAATCCCAGTTTGTTTATATCTGCGAACTGGACAAAGAGGACATCGAGAGAAAAGACGGCATCTTTGATGAAATCGTCTGGCCAAAGGCTAACCCACTCTGGACGCCTGAAACGCTGACCAGCATCCGGGCCGATGCAATTAAAGCCAAACAGATGCAGGGCGAAGAACTCCGCAACTTTATGACCAAGTCCCTTAATATATGGGTGCAGTTTGCGGATACTCAGTACATGAATCTGGAGCACTGGAAAGCCTGCGAAAGCGATACTACGCTGGAGGACATGAGAGGCCGCGAGTGTTATCTGGGGCTTGACCTTTCCAGCGGCGGTGATTTAACATCCGGCGCCCTGGAATTCCCGTTTATGGTGGACGATGAAAAGAAATATTACATTGATTCTCACAGTTTCATTCCATCCCGGCGGGTAGCTGAGCACATAAAAACAGACAAGGCCCCTTACGATATGTGGATCCGGGCCGGGCTGTTGACTGTCACGGAAACGCTGGGCGGGGTTAAGACAGATTACAAATACATCATAGCTTACTACCGGGAGATAATCGAAAAATATGGATTGATACTAAAAGGCATCGCTTATGACCCACATAACGCGGATGCTTTTTTAAATGACCTTGAAGGATTCGGTGTTAATTGTGTTGAGATTGTCCAGAGCTGTAAGAGCCTGAACGACGCCACGGTTGATTTCAAGCTTGAAGTTGAGGCTGGCAATGTTATTTACAACAAACAGAACCGGCTTTTAAGCTGGAGTGTGGCCAATGCTAAGACCGTAAGCAACAGCTTTAAAGAGATAAAGATTGACAAGGACCAGGGCATAGCAACAAAGAGAATTGACCCCGTTGATGCGGTGATCGACGCTCATAAGTTGGCACTTGCGAACAAAAAAGAGAGCTGCCCCTACGGGGAGAATCGCGGGATATTGATGCTTTAAGGCGGTGAAAAACATATTGAAAGTACCAGGATTAAGCAAAATTATGAGTTATTTCGGGATAAAAAACCGATTAGTGCAGAGTTTACCCAAGCTTTATGATGACGCCGCCTGGAATAGTTATCTGAGTGGCAAGGGCTATGCCGTGAGCGCGTCCACTGCGCTGAAGGTGGCGGTTGTAATCCGGTGTGTTGACTTGGTTTCTAAAACGATCGCAAGTCTAGGGTGTCACCTGCAAAAAGAAACAGCGCAGGGCAAAACGAAAGCGGACAATCATCCGCTATATAAAATATTGCGGATGTTGCCGAATCCAAGAACTACAGCCTATGAGTTTTGGTCAATGTACGTGGCAAACCTTATGCTTTCTTGGGGTGCGTTCGCAAAAATAGAAAGAGATCAAAACGGATTCATAAAAGCCTTATATAATATCCCAACCTGCCGGGTATATCAGAATTGGAACCAGGTTACTGCTGAAAATTATATCGATGTAACCTGGAGCAACGGCAAATATGAACGGCTATACGATTATATGTATACGCCGGGCTTTCGCCTTCAGGACGAAACACTCCCGGAAGATGCCATGAAAATAGCAAGTGAGGTCTTGGGCCTATCAATGGCGCTGGATGGCTTCGCGAAAGATTACTTTACTGCCGGTACTAATCTCGGAGGCTTTGTTGAATACCCTAATGCAATTAATACAGAGGCTTTTAATCGTTTCCGAGAGGATTGGCAGAAAACATACAGTGGTGTATTAAACGCGCACCGCGTCGCTATTCTTGAAGGGGGCTTCAAGTTTACGAAATTTGACGCCGACCCAGAAAAAGCGCAAGCTTTAGAATCTCGCAAAATGCAGATAGAGGAAGTCTGCCGGATGTTTGGGGTACCACCACATAAGGCTTTTCTCCTGGACAGAACTACTTTTAGCAATATTGAAAATATGAACATTGAGTATGTCACCGAGTGTTTGAACCCAATGGCTGAGCGTTTGGAGCAAACAATATATAAGGACCTGCTAAACAGCAAAGAACAGAGATCGCTTGTCGCCAACTTTGCTATACACAAGCTGCTTAAGGGGGACACGGCAGCCAGAACAAGCTACTATTCGGCAATGCGGCAAAACGGAATAATGAGTGCGAACGAGATCCGGGACCTGGAAGAGCTTAACAAAGTACCTGCGGAAGCTGGAGGGGATGAGCTGTTTATCAACGGCAATATGCTGCCATTAACAGCTGCTATGCTTAACCTGCCAAAATCGGCGCAAACTACTGGTAATACTCAGCAAAATAAGGTATAATAAAGGTGTACAGGATAGCGATTGCAACGCGACAAGCATGATACTCCAATCATGTTTCCTGTATTAAAATATTGGAGAACGCGAGGAGGGCGTTTTGTTATGGGAAAAAAGGAGCGTTCGGCGTGGAATAAAGTGCAAATAAAAGAAGTTCGTGCAGCATTTATAAATAGAGGGTATGAGCCGCTGTTTATAAATTACAGCAATGCTATCGAACGGCTTGACGCAAAAACAAATGAGGGGTATGTAATTTCTGTAGCTTATCATGGGATAAAAACAGAAAAAGTCCCTACGGTCTTTGGGAACGGAAACCCTCACACTATAAATAATATTAGGCATTATTTAAAACTAGAAAACATAAACTGTGAGTTAATGTCATCGGAGTTTAAAAGTGCAGGTAAAGATAAACTGTTATGGAGCTGCGATAAAGGGCATCAGTTTTATATGACATGGAATAGTGTTCAGCAGGGTAGGCGTTGCCCATTTTGCGCCGGAACACATAAAAAAACCACAGAACAATTTCGGGCACAGGTTTCAGAATCGACATGCGGTGAGTATTTATTATTAGGCGAATATAACAGAGATTGTGAACACGTTAAAATAAGACATATAAAATGTGGACATGAGTATATGGTCACTCCATCTCATTTCCTCGGCGGGAGAAGATGCCCGAAGTGTGCGATCAGATACGGAGAAAACAACAATAAATATAATCCAGAATTGTTACCTGAAGACAGAGTGTTGAGAAGAGTCCTTTACGGGGAAAGCATTATCAAATGGAGGACCAGTGTTTACGAGAAAGACAACTACACATGCGTAAAATGCAAGACAAGAGGACGATACCTGCATGCTCATCATTTAGATGGGTATAACTGGTGCAAAGAAAAAAGGTTTGAAGTGAGCAATGGTATAACGTTGTGTAGGAAATGTCATCGGGATTTCCATTTAATATATGGGATGAAGGACAACACAAGAGAACAGTTTGCAAAATATCTATAAAAATAAAGAATTAATAGCATTTAAACACCCAAGCGGGTGTTTTTTTATTGCACAAAAGGAGGATATGCACTTGAAAAGATACTGGGAAGTTAAGGCCAAAGCAAACAAAACAGGAGAGCTGCTTCTCTATGGCGATATCGCAAGCGCGCAAATGTGGGGCGATGAAATCACGCCGACACAAATAGACGACGAACTAAAAGCCCTGGGTGAACTCGACGTGCTGAATGTGTATATTTCATCCGGTGGCGGCTCTTGTTTTGCGGGCATGGCGATTTTCAACATCATCAAACGAGCAAAAGCAAGCATAAAGAACGCCTATGTGGATGGCTTGGCTGCTTCTATAGCGTCCGTTATCATGATGGCCTGTGATCGTGTCTATATCCCAAGCAACGGGATTGTTATGGTCCACAATCCATCTGGTGTGGCCATGGGAGACTCTACTGAGTTTAGAAAGATGGCTGACGTGCTTGATAAGGTCCGCGAAACAATATTAAACGTGTACAGCGAGAAAACAGGCATGACAAACGAAGAACTCATACCGCTGCTTGATGCCGAAACCTGGATGACAGCGGCCGATGCCATCGAAATGGGATTCGCTGATGAAATGCAAGCAGAAGTTAAGATAGCAGCCTCCGTCGACGGAGGTTTTTTGTTGCTCGGAAATCAGAAGTTTGATACCTCTACCTTTAAAAACTTCAAGCCGGATACCATCGAGACGTACAGGGAGCCTGCAAAGGTTGAGCCTGTTGCTATAGCAGAACCAGAACCAGAACCAGAACCATCCCCGGATTTACAAGCCCAGGAGAACGAGTTTAGACGCATTAAAAGAAAACTATTAGGAGGTAGCCAAGAATGAAAGGCAAGAAAATAATTGAGCTAAAGCAGGAACGCGCAACGCTTACCAACAGCATCCGCGCCATCATGGAAGAATTTGAAGGCAAGGAAATGCTGGCCGAAAAGAAAGAGGAAATGGGCAACATGGAAGCCCGCTTCGATGAAATCAACAACAGTATTCTTGTCGAAGAAAAGCAGCTGGCCCGTGAAAGAACCATCGGGGAACAACAGAATAACGAGCAGCCACAGGTCAGAGGCAAAGTCACAGAGGCCCAAGCCGCATTCCGCGACTATATCACATCTGGTAGCAAGCAGGCATATGAGGTTTATAATGCGCTGTCCCAGGATAACCCGACACAGGCCGGTTACCTGGTTCCGCCTGAACAATTTATTATGGAGCTGATTAAAGAACTGGCAGACAATACCTTCATGCGGCAGAAGGCCCGCGTGCTGCCTCCGCTTAAGGGCGCTCAGTCCCTGGGTTATCCTACCCGGACCGCAGCCATGAGCTCTTTTGCCTGGGGCACTGAAATTGCAGCGCCTACAGCTGACACAACCCTGGCTTACGGCAAGCGTGAGTTTAAGCCCAACGCGGCCACAAGTGAAATCCTGATTTCTAAGACGCTTATCAGAAATCTATCTAACTCGGATGGCCTTGTCCGTACTGAAATAGCGGAAGAAGTAGCAAAGAATCTGGAAACTGCATACATGACCGGCAGCGGAGCCTCCCAGCCTCTTGGCTTATTCACCGCATCAGTAGACGGTATTTCGACAGACAGGGACGTATCCACCGGCAACACTGCGACTGAAATCAAGTTCGACGGCCTGATTGAAGCAAAATTCGCAGTTAAAGAAAAGTATCAGGCGGGTTGTGAGTGGATTTTCAACCCTGAA